GTGGGCTGCGAGGGATCTGGGATTCGGTCCCGAATCTCAGAGGCTATGTCTTGATCTACCGTGACCCTCACCTGGCGACAGGCAAGGGCCCAGCGCTTGAGGGAAGCCAAGCCACCAAACCTTGTAAGAGGCCTGGCAGGCTTGACACTCAAACGCCGGAACACGGCAGATCTCTTGTTCCTGTCTGGTCTTCCCGCGACCCTCTTCCGCCGGAACTTTTCTCCTTCAGAGAGCCTCAGCTCGTTCTCGACGAGCTGACACTTGAAGGACTCAAAGGATTCCAGCGGTACGGGAACCAAGTCAGCTCCAACCGGAGCGAGCTCCTGATCGACCGTCTTGACGGCCCTCCAGTATGCTCTCGGCTTGGGAACCCGTACGAGGGGTCGTGGGAAGAGGCCCACCTCTCTGAATGGCTTCTTGCCAATGAGCGCCGCCCCAACCTCGGCACTCGGCCCCCTGGAAACCAGGGCACCGAGGCGAGAGCGGAGCGAGCGCCCGACGGCAAGACCGCGACCCGTGTAGCCAAGTCCTCCGACCTCCACCGGAAGGTGGAGTCGGGGGTCGCACTTGACCCACGGGAAGCGGCTCTTCATAACCCTCTCCATCCGGCGCAACCAGAGGTTCTCAAGCCTCGGGTCTGCCTCCACTGGGGCCAAAAGCCCTGGCGGAGGGATGGAGGGGGGTATGAAAAGAGTCATTCTATCTTCACAGTGCTCCCGAGGAAGGGCGAGGATCTCACACGCGGTCCAAGAATGGTCCGCGCGGAAGGTCTTCCCCTTGTTGAGCTGGGCACCCACGGAGGCGACTCTTTTGGCGTAAACGTCAAGCGCATCGGATCCAATCCGATGCCGGCCAACAGAGTCGTCACCGTGGGTCAAGGATCGGCTGAACTTGCCGACCGCCCAAGCGCTCACCCAAGAGAGCACCACGAAGCTGAGAGGTGTGCCCATCGGACTCCCTCTGGAGAACACGACTTCCCCGATTGGATCGGGAAAGCTCCAAATCGTGTCTCCAACCAGCCCGAGCGATCGTCTCGCGATGTAGTGATCCGCAGGACGGATCCCACCGCGACGAACGAGCGCCTCGACGACCACCTCGACCGCCGCGTGCGACAACCCATCGGTAGCCTTGGAAAGATCCAAGCTCCTAAAGGTATGCCCGCGGCGGTAGTGGAGACCCTTGGGAATCTCACGGGACCCGGAGTCGATCGTCCAATGCCCAGGAGGCAGAAGACGGGACGACTCGCGGATCCAGCTCCCCTCTACAAAGGTACGCGCATCGGGAACACCAACGACACGCACCTTGTAGCCAGGAGTCCTGAGCGCTTCTGCCTTCATGGCGAAAGGTTTCCCCTTCGCCCTGAGTGCCAGCAGACCCGCACAGCGATAAGATTCCCTCATGTCTTCACTGACACCCTGGCACGGCCGGAGGACGACACGCGCTCTGTTGAGGCAGAAAGCCCCAAGAGAGTCGCCAGCAAACTGAGAAAACTCAGCTTGAGTGGCACCGCGAGCCTCCAGCCCGTGACCAAGGTGTTCGAGGTAGCCGTCGATCCCGCCCCGAGTGGCAGGCCACTCGAGGCAGGACGAGCTGGACGAGGGAAGCCGTCTTGGAGCCCTAGGATTCCTCCGTGCACGCTTCGAAAGCGACACGAAGGAACGAAGGGACTCCAAGGCGGCAGCCGATGTGGGAAACGGTGCGCTCGCCATCACCGCGGCACTTTGCAGGTGCTTGACAGCCTCCCTCTGAGGGGGCTCAGGCAACGACCTAGAGAGACGCGAGAAGGCGAAACCGTTCTCGGGCTCGCGCACTGCGAGGCGACAGAGGCAGTCGACAACATCCTTACGGATGCCGCACGGCTGCGCCTGAAACCTCTTGGAATGCAGGGCGAACCCGCGGACGTTGTGGCAAAGTCCCTTCAAACAGTCGACCTGATAGGCAACGCCCCTAGGGGCGGACCTACAGGCCCACTGGTGAAGGAACCAAGCCACGCGCATCGAATCCCAGCCAGACAGGACAAGACCACTCCAACAGGCTGTCCAAACCTGTTGGAGTGGAGACATTACGCCTCCGCGGTGCCGGTGGCCGCGCACTCCTATTTTGGAGGGCGCGGCCGACTGCTCCGTCGGAAGGCTCTTTACGAGAGATGTTAGTCTCTTGTAGGTGTTCCTTTCGAG